TGCGATAGCGCGCAAGGGGGGCGAACAAACCATTGGGCTGATATGGTACGACGGCTTGCACAACAATCAGAATAATGCAGGGTTTCGCAAAGCTCTTACCCCTCCGTTAGTAGCCGAGTATTGGAAGGATTGGTACAAAATGCGCATCGCTGCTGCCGAATATACGTGGAGCTTTATATGCAATAAAAACCAATTCCGCCTCATTGCTTTGCGCGATACTATTCTTGCCTATAAGCAGCGAATGCTCATTAAGAGCCTTAATAAAACCGTGCTCGATAAAGAGCATTACCAAGTAGAAATCACCACAATAGCTATCTGATGTACACCGCTTTCACCTCTCTGAATGTCTTCAACGACACCCGCCTCAATACCTATCTCGACACTATTTACAGTGCCATAGCCACCGCTTTTGGTGAGGAGCAGTTTCCTATAGTATGTGGCTCGGTAGCCAAGGTAATGCAAGGGGTGTACTCCGAAAACTACCTCGCCAAAGACATCGACTTAGTGATAGAAAGCTGGCAAGTACACCGCTATTTAGAGCAGCAATTGCCGTTGCTTTTTCCTGCCGATAGGGTAGAGGTACGCCCCGAGCGGGTAATACTCTTTACCTCGTTTATTGCCATTGAGTTTTGGCGACCTACCCTTATCTGTCCTATTGCCTATTATAAAAATACTGTAAAATACTATGTCTATTAGAACCTATACCGATACTGTTTGCGAAGAACGCCCCCGCACTACCTCTCGTGGAGGTACAGAATACGAGCAATATTGTTACCCCAAAGAAAAGCCTATCCTCGACTGGGGAGTGTCGCCTACTGCCATTCTCAAAGAATGGAACCCCTCACAGCCTATACCCTCTACCGAATTGCTCGCTGTGCAATTCCCACAAGTGCACTTGCTTACCGTTTATAAGAAATATAAGGGCTTCCGCAACTACGCGCGTATTACTACCAATGACTTTGTAGAGCTTATCGCCCCCGACGGACAAGAGTTAGACCGCCTACCGCTGAATGCGCAGCTACAATTGCGTTATAACCATTTTAGCCAGCTGCCCGAAAGTGGTGATACACAGCTAAAGATAACCTTAGGCGTTATCGCTACCGAAGAGAAAGGCAGTAGTGTAACCGAAATAGACCTACCTACCGAGCGCAAAGAGGTAGTTATCACCCTGCGCCGTACCCAACAGGGCGGGGCAACTCCCACCCCTCAACCATCTGAAAGGAAGGTGTTGCGAATGACGCTCAACCACGCTACCCGCGAGCTCACCGGCGATAAAGAGTTTTCTGCTAAACCCAATCTAACTTCCTTCTGGGGCTTAATACAGAATAGCAAACGTTATGTTCACCTTGCTGCTTTTCCTAATACAAGTCTATCGTTTAGAGATATACCGCGCACGGGTGATATAGGGCTGTTTAAGGTAGATGCTTATCCGTCTCCCTCTATTGATAGGTTGGTGTTTAGCCTCTCTGACGCCTATCGCAATACAGGGCGCGTAGACGAGGGGGGCTTCGACTTTAGCAAGACGCAAATACTCCGCTGGAAAGACAATAAGATAGCCTACCCAGGCGGTATCCTTTCAAGATTTTTTGATATTGAGCTTACTGTCATCAACGATGCCACTGCCTTTCATATCGACAAAAAGGAGTTTAAATACCTGCTGAAAACCGATAAGAAAGAGCGCGCCGAGGGTACATTTACCATTAAGAATCCTAACCGCCTCACCTTTACCATTAACAATGCCGATTTCTTGGAGGTTACCGAAATCAAAGGCAATGGCGAAGAGGAAGTAGTGGTAAAATTCCGCTCGCAATCTTCTGAACTGATGACCGTAGGCGAGCACAAAGGCTGGCTTAAGGTAGCTTCTTCAGCAGGCAGCGAGCAAGTGGTTAATGTAGAAATTAGCGTACAAACCGATATAGCTTTTGTTACTAAAAACGTGTACTTCTGCCTCGACAAAGAGCTCACCCGCGTACGCCAAACAGCCGCTGAAAGCGAGTTTATCACGGTAGCCCTTACAATGGAGTTCAACGGCTATGGGCGTAGCTTTACCACTACCCAAAGCTACGATTATGTTTTCTTTGAGGGTGTGGCAACGATGGATATAGGGCAAGAGGTACAAGATTTTTTCAGAGACATTACCCCCTCTTTAGAAATAAATACTAAAAAACTGCTCAGCCCTAAAGAGATTTTTAAGGCGACCAAGGTATCAGCGGTAATTAAGGAAACCAATTTTAAAGGAGCGGTATTCAAAACGCATACCCTTACTGATTTGCATTACCTCCCTGGTAAGAAACCTAAAGCGTATCCGTATCTTACGCAGAGTCGTTTGCGCTCTACTTACAGGCAGAGTCTTATATCGGTATCAGCACTTACCCAAGAGGTACGCGCTCGCTCTTTGGGACAAATAGGCTCTAACCTTATCGACCTTTCGGCTATTAAGGACCCGCTGGCAGTAGCTAATTTTAGCTTTTTGCGTGCTACCGCTAACGAAACGTATGGTGCTACGGCTATCATCAGCAAGGAAACCCTTAGCCTCGAACCCAAGCCCGAACCCAATAGCACGCCTATCAGTGCGCTGTTTCAAAATCAAAACTTCTGCCCCGACTGGTTCAGCTTTGCAGGCGAGTACGAAGCTTTGGTAAGTTATGAGCACACTCTGGCTGACAACGTGCTACTAAGCGAGGACTACAAGGCGCAAGTAAAAACCAAGCGCACTTACAAACTCAATACGGGTTGGCTCTTTCCTGAAGAGATAGAGGTACTGTGGGAGCTCATCAAATCGCCTGTGTGCTTTTTGCGTATTGCAGGCGAGTGGCTAAAGGTAATACCTATCACCCAAAAACCATTGTCCTTTGATAGCACCCGCAACCTGCATAGCTTTGTCGTCGAATTTCAATTATCGTCTAACGACTAACCCCTAACACCTATGTTTACCAATATCCAAGAAATCAAGCAATATACTAACGTTTCTAACCGTTTAGACTTCGAGCTGCTCAAAACCTATATCGAGGAGGCGCTCCGTGTAAAAGTATATCCGTATATACCCAAGTCTACTGCCGACACCTTAAGCGGCGACGAGCTCGAACTACTCAAAAAAGCAGTGGCCAACTATGCGGTGGCTTATGCTATTCCCTTCCTCAAGGTGAATTTATCCAATACCGGTGGTAACTACTACTCCGATGATAAGATGGAAAAGTCGCCTTGGTGGGACTTGCGCGATTTGGGGCTTTCGTCTATTGCTATGGGCGACCGCGCTCTCAACGATTGCATAACCCAGCTTATCAAGCAAGGAAAGTTACCGCGCGTAAGTGGTATCATTGGCAGCGTCAATGAGTTCGAAAAGTTTTACAGCCTCAATAGTTCGTGGGAGGTTTTCACTAAGTTACAGTCCCTAATACAATGGATGTGGGAGAGTGTCGTCGCTCCACAAGTGACCACCTGCACTCCTGATGATTTACGCGCTTATCCTGTTATATGGGAAAAGCTACAGCGTACCGTCGTTTTCTTTACCGTTGCCGAAGCCGCTCTAATGAATAGCTTCTCATTCACGGCTACCGCTATTGTACAGCAGTGGGAGGAACTACCTTGGCAAAAGAGCAAAATACTCAACGCTGCCGAGCTCTACACCCTTGCCAAACGCTTGCAACAACTCGCCCGCCACGAACTCGCCCAACTCAAACAGCTGCTCGAAAAAGAAGCAGTAGCCTGCTATAGGCCCTCACCAGCTGCCCAACAAGTAGAAAAAATGAAAAGCGGACTCTACTTCTAACGACTAAAGACTATAATGGAACTTACCAAATTCAGCAAAGACAGCCTTTATCAGCGTATATCCGCCTCGTATATAGATGAGAATTTTCAGCTGTTACCTGCCGAAGAGGCAGTTAAAACGCGTTTGCGCCACATACACGGCTTGCGACTGTCCAACAAGTACTCTAAGCACCAAGCCATACAGATACACATTCGCGAGATGGGTGTAAGCCAAGCCACCGCCTACCGCGACTACTCGTGGGCAATGCAAATCTTTGGCGATATAGAAAAATCAGACCTACAAGCCGAACGCCTTATCCTTGCCGAACGCTATTGGGAGCTCTACCAGCGCGCCCTCAAAAAAGACGAACTCGAGCAAGCACGCCGCGCCCTCGACTCGTATAAGTCGCTCTTTAACTTCGACAAAGAAGAAAAAGAAATCAATTTTGAAAAGATTACCGCTAATGAGTACCATATACGTATGAGCCGTAAGAGTGCTAAGATGTTGCGCGCTGCCCTCACTTCAGGAGTAGTAGACTTCAACAACTTGACCGCTACCGATACCGACTACGAAGACATAACCGATGACCCCGACGATGAAACCACTGATGAAACCAGTTAAACAAATCCTCCTCAACCCTATGCAAATGGCAGCTGTATCTGCCAACCGCTATGCAGGTGTAAAACATATCTACATAGAGGCAGGGCGTGGTACGGGTAAGAGTACCATACTTGGCTGGTTTGTAAAGGAAGCGGCAAAACAAATGCCACGCGCTACGGGCGTACTGGTAGGGGCTACTTTCGTGCAGATAAAAAGCCGTACTTTCCCCTCTACCAAAGAGGGGTTGGAGATGTTTGGCTTCTATGAAGAGGTAGATTATGTAGTAGGGCGTAACGGCAAGTCTATGGGTTTCGAGATGCCTTTTCAAGCCCCCAACTCGTGGAGCAACGTGGTGCACTTCTCCAACGGCTTTATCCTCGTGCTTGTCTCCCTCGATGACCCTAATAGCGGGCGCGGACTCAACTCTTACATTGTCATTGGCGACGAAGCAGCCCTCCTCGAACACGATAGACTTTTCAACAACGTACTGACAACCAACCGCGCCAAGAAGATAGCTTTTGATAAGGCAAGCCTGCTAAATGCTACTATCTTCACCTCGTCGGTAGCCCTCACCAAAACGGGGGAATGGTTCACCGCACGCGAAAAACTCGCCAAACAGAAGCCTACCGAGCACCTATTCATCAAAGCCAACGCCCTGGTAAACCAAGAAAACCTCAAACCTGGTTGGATACAAGAGATGTACGAGCAACGCGTGTCCGACCTGCTTTTCAATGCCGAAATAATGAATATCCGCCCTGGTAAGGTGGCCGACGGCTTCTATGCCAAATTGTTAGCCGATAAGCATTACTACAAGTACCAGTACAACACCACCACCCTGCAAGACTTCTCGCAGAGTTTCACCCCCTCCTGCACCTACGACAACGATTTGCTAAGCGGTGTACCCCTCGAACTCTCTCTCGACTTCGGTGGGCGTATCAATTGCGGTATTGTAGCACAAGAAAGCAAGGTAGCCAACACTATCAATATACTCAAAGACTTCTTTGTCAAAAACCCGCTCAAATTGTCAGATTTGATAAAGAAAATTATTGACTACTACGAGCCCCACCGCGCTACCTGCAATAAAATATACCTGTACCACGACCGTTCGGGCTTCAAAAGCGAGGCAAATAGCAAAACCACCTTGGCGCAAGATGTAGAGGATATGCTCCGCACAGCAGGCTGGCAAGTGTTCAATCGCACCCCCAACACCAATAACCCAAGCCATATCCTCAAATTCCGACTTATCAACGAAATATTAGAGGAAAACAACCGCTCTCTGCCCTTTGTCCGCCTCAATGAGGACAATTGCCCTAACCTTATCGTCTCTATGGAAAATGCCGCCGTCAAACAGAAAGAAGACGCCTTTGAGAAGGACAAGAGCAGCGAACGCTCTAAAACCATACCCCAGGAGCACGCCACCCACCTCTCCGACTGCTTCGACTACCTCCTGTGGTGGAAGTACGCCTACCTCCTCGATAACGCCTACCACGATAGCTTTATCATTACCACCGTATAAGTGCAGCCGCACAGGCAAAAATAGCCCAAAAAATTGTCCTTTACATTTTTTTTGTCCTGCTGTACCTTTGCACCATCAAACACGAAGTTCTTTCGCTGTTGATATTAGTTATAAGGACACTTTGCCAAGCCTTATAAGTTTGGCAAAGTTTTTTTAACTATCAATAGCAAGGGCTTCCTTAAAACTTATAACTAATGAAACCACAAAATTTTCTGTCTTTCAACGAAAAGACTATCTACTTCAAAGAAGTAGGCAATGAGTATTGGATAGCTATCAAACCTATCTGCGAAGCTTTGAATGTAGATTACATTCGCGCTTACAAAAACATTTCAGAGGACGAAAACCTATCTCAACTATTGTCTAAACAGACAATGCTTGACTCCTTAGGAAGGTCTCAAGAGATGATTTGCCTCCCCGAAAAATACATCTACGGTTGGCTCTTTTCGCTTAGGTCTAAATCAGAAGCTTTAAAGCAGTACCAAATGAAATGTTATGAGGTGTTGTTTAACTATTTCAATGGGGCTATAATAGGTAGAAAGAAGCTGTTAGAAAAACAAGCCGATACCCAAAAGAAAATAGAGCGGGTAGAACAAGAACTCAAAAGCAACCCGCAATACATAGAGCTTATGACCCTAAAACAAGAAAGCGAACAAATAAAACAATACCTAAGGAAAATTGACAAACAAATTATTGAAGAAACACCTTCCCTCTTTTAAATAAAAATAGCCTGCGAATGATTTGCAGGCTATTTTTTTATAAGCTATATGGTATAAAAAGGCAGAGACGTGTTGTCTGTTTAGACAATACGTCTCCCTTTTTTGGGGCTTTTTTGGGCTAAAAATAGGGGATGTATTGTCTAAACAGACAATACATCTTCCCTTTTTAATAATTAAAATTAACTATTAAATTTGCAGGGGTAAAATATTATTTATAATTTTGCGCCCTAAAATAACATTTCGCTTAAATGAAATGAATGAATTAGGCTACACAAAGTATACAGAAGAACAATTAGATAAAATAGGAAACACAGCTATTTATCTAAGTAAGCACATCAAAAATTTATCTAAAACTAAATTTTTGAAGCTCATTTATATATTAGATGAAGAGTCTATCAAAGCATCTGGAATCCCTTTTTTTAATATTCAATACAAGGTATGGAAATATGGACCTGTGGCTGATGCTATTTTTATAGATTTATCTTCCGAAATAAAATTGTTAGATCCTTTTATCGAAAAGGACTCAAAAGGGCATATATCTCCTAAAAAATCGTTTAATGACGATGAATTTTCTGATAATGATATCAATTTATTAGACAAAGTGATTGCTAAATTTGGCAAGGAAAATGCTAAAAGTTTGGTATCCTATACTCATCGCCCCGATTCTTTATGGACAAAAAAAGCCAAAGAGAAAAATGTGTATGATGATTTGATGAATGAGGATATTAACAGTACCGATTTTGTGATTGATTTAGCCGATTTGGTAGCTGATGACCAGCGAAAAAAAGGTATTTACGAATCGTATATAGAGCAGTTTTGACAATGTTTACAGAAGGAACTATTATCTACTTCACTCCCTTCTATTTTAAGAACGGGAAACCAGCCAAGAACAAATACTTTGTAGTACTGAAAAATACAGGTACTAACTGCCTTATAGCTTCTCTCCCCTCCAGTCAAGACCACGTGCCAAGTTATGCACAAAAATCTCACGGTTGCATAGAGTGTGAAGAAGCTAAATTTAACTGCTTTGTGATTGCTCCTACTTTCAAAGTAACCCAATGTGGTAAGAGCTTTCCATTAACTACCTATTTATACGGTTATGAGTTAGACGAATATACTATACAATTCCTTGAAGAGTTATACCCTAATCCTATTGCCGACTATGAAATATGGGGGCAAATGGAAACCTCTCTTTTTCAAGAACTGATAACTTGCTTTAAAAAATCAAAATCAGTAAAAAATAAATATAAAAAGATTTTATAAATTAATATTTTACAAAAATAACCTGCAAAATACTTGCAGGTTATTTTTTTTTGCGTACCTTTGCAGCGTTCAAAGTTCGCGGGTTTCTTTATATCCGTACATTAAAAAAATATCATAACTCACGGCGTGAGGGTGTCGCTATATAGTAATGTATAGCAAAATTTGCAACCGCAAACTTTGAACAGCACCTACTCACGCCGTTAATTTTTTATATTATGTTCAAAGTAGAATTAACCACAGAAGAGCGCGAACGCCAAAAAGCAGCGCGCCATCGCTTCCGCGAAATCGTTAAACAACGCTGGGAAGAAGAAACGCTTAAAAACCTCTCCAAAAAAGCGTTCAAGAAAATCAAGCCCACCGAAAACCCTCAGCCCGACCTTATGGTATTAGCCAAAGAGGTAGGAGGCTCTTTGCGCGTGCGCTTTAGCAAAGGCGTATGGTACTTGCACTTCACTTTCTTTGGTAAAAAGGTAGAGAGCGCAGCTCCCACCCTTACCGAAGCTATCAATGGTCTTATTATCAACAAACACCTTCAAAATTCACAATTCACAATTAACAAGTAACGATATGGAAACAAATCATAAAATGCCCCGCCCACTAAATGAGAATCTTGGAATGAAGCTATCGGCTTGGCTTTCGGAGGTAGAAGAATATTTTAAAGAGAATGAGTACGCACAATCAGCTTTTTTTGAGTTGTTGCAGTGCAAAGAACACTTTGGTTTTGCAGCTGAAGAATGGGAGTTTATCACCAAAGCACTTTCATCAATGCTTTCACTTTCGTTTATCACCCAAAAGAACAGCCAAGCTATTGAGGATTTTTACGAAGATTACAACGGCTTTTAATAACTCCTACATCTTTTTGCTTTGGCAATGAAGAAGCCCCTGCGGGGGCTTTTTTGTCCTTTCTCATTAGCACCCCCCTCGCTACCTTTGCCAAAATTAAAATTATAAATAAAATAGTACTATGGCAAAGAAAACATCCTCTTCTATTGTTATAAAAATCAACGGAAAAGAAGTAACCGATACTTTTTCAGGACTCAGAAGCGAGGTAAAAAAACTCTCCTCAGAACTTAAAGATCTCACCCCTGGTACCGAATTGTTCGAGAAAAAAGTTCAAGAACTCAAAAACGTTCAAAAACGGTTCGAAGAAGTAAAAGGCGAAATACAATCCGTTAAAAAAGCCGTTGAAGAAAGCGTCAAACCAGTCGAAGAACTTACCAAAAAAACCTCCTCCTTAGGCTCTATCTTTAGCAGCGTCTTCAAGGCTAATATAGCCACCTCCCTTTTTGAAGGGCTGCTCGGCAAATTCCGCTCTTCTACTGACGAACTCCTCAAAATATCCGACCTAATGACGGGCGTAGAGAAAACCACTGGCCTTGCCTCCGAGCAGGTACGCCAGCTGTGGAATGAGTTCGACAATCTCAATACCCGCACCTCCAAGCAAGAACTCCTCAATATCGCCCAAATAGGCGGTCGCTTGGGTATTACCGATAAAGAGCAAATCAAAGAGTTTACCGAGCAAATCGATAAGATATACGTTGCCTTAGGCGACTCTTTCCAAGGCGGATTAGAAGAAGTTACTACCAAGGTGGGCAAACTCAAAAACCTTTTCGAGGAAACCCGCAATCAAAACTACGGCGAAGCCCTCAATGCCATAGGCTCTGCCCTCAACGAACTGGGGGCGAATGGTAGCAGTAGCGAGCAGAACATCACCGATTTTGCCACCCGCATAGGGGCACTACCTGGCGTGCTAAAACCCTCTATCGAAAAAACATTAGGACTCGGTGCTGCCTTTGAAGAAAGCGGTATCGATGCCGAAGTAGCTGCCAGCGGTTACTCGCGCTTTATGAGCGTCGCGGGCAACAATATCGCTGCCTTTGCCAAACAGATGAAACTCACCACCAAAGAAGCCTCCGAACTGTTCAACACCCAGCCCGAAGAGTTCTTTATACGCTTTGGCGAGAGTATAAAAGGCTTAGGAGCCGAACAAACAGCAGGCGTACTCAAAGGCTTAAAGCTCAACACCCTCGAGGTGCAAAAAGCATTGGGTACCGCTGGCGACAATGCCGACCGCTTTCGCTCTCTGATGACCCTCTCAGGACAAGCAATGCAAGACGGCACTTCTATACAAAACGAGTTCAACAAGGTGAACGAAAATACCGCTGCCATTTGGGAGAAAATAAAGAAAGTATTTGTCGAGACCTTCACCTCCGACATTATGACGCAATGGTTTGGCGCGCTCATCAAGCTGCTCGGCTGGCTGACTGGGGTAACCTCCAAAGCTGGCGATGGTGTGAAAGCCTTCCGTGAGCGCCTCGCCTTTTTGGTAAAAACCATCGTGGTTTGTACTACCGCCGTAGTAAGCTACCGCGCTGCCGTCTATCTCTCTACAATAGCTACCAAAGCCGCTTGGCAACAAACCATCTTGTACAACGCCGCTATGAAAGTAACAAATGCTACTACCGCTTTGTGGAAAGGTACTGTATTATTGCTTTCGGCTGCCAAAGCCACCCTAACAGGCAACACCATTAGGGCAACAGCCGCAATGAAGACGTTCAATCTCGTTACCAAAATAAACCCTTGGGGCTTACTATTAAGTGCTATAACAGCTGTAGCAACGGCTCTTGTACTGTTCTCCAACAAACAGAAAGAAGTCAATGTGCAGCTCAAAATACAAAACGATGCAATCAAAGAAGCTAATGTACAAACCGCTGCACAAGAACACCATTTGCGACAACTCCTCAAAACAGCCAACGACACCAATAAAAGCTATAACGAACGCAAAAAAGCAGTAGACGAACTTAATCGCCTTGTGCCTCAATACAACAAACAGCTAACGGTCGAAACTGCTAACACTCTACAAGCAAAAAATGCTTTAGACACCTACATCGAAAGCCTTAAAGCCGCTGCACGCGAAAAGTACTTAAAAGCATTGGTAGACCAAAAAGCTGAAGCCCTCGCCAAAGCCGAATTTTCCTCTTTAGAAGACAATATCGCTTGGTACGAAAAAACGTGGAATGCCGTTAAAAATATAGGTAATCCTATAGCTTCTGTAAGTGATGATTTGCTAACAGCTACTAAAAATAAAATGCAAAACGTGAGGAAAGCAGGAGAAGAATTAAAAACAGCTACCGACCTTCTTGTTAAACAACAAGAAGAAAATACTAAGAATGGTGTTGTTACTGATGATAGTGTCTCTTCTATATCTCCTAACAGTGAAGAAACCAAAAAACACCCCAAAGACTACGCCGATGACTACCGCAATGCCAATAAAGCGCGTTTGGCTGCCGAGCAAGAATTGCAAAAGGAAATCACACAGGGCTTAGAAGAAAGCCTCGACAAACAGCTCGCCCTTACCGAGCAGAAGTATAACGACAAGCGCTTCAAGCTACAACAAGAAAACGCCGACTTAGAGCAGGACATCCTTAAACTGAAAACAGAAGCCAAAACCAATAAAGATCCAAACCTGCTAAAAACAATTCAAGAAAAGCGTAAACTGCAAGAACTCAACAAGCAAATAGCCGTAGAATACGAAAAACAAGAACAAACAGAACTCGCCCAAGTACGCGAAAAGTACAGTGCCAAAGAGGTAGAGCGCACCCTTAAAGAGATGAACGACTGCCTTGCCGTAAAAAAACGCGAAAAAGCAGAAGAGCTCCTACTCATTCAGGATTTAGACACCGCCAAAGAAGCCTTGCGCAATCAGATTTCAGATAAAGAACTATCGCAAATCAAAACCTTGGAGGAGGCTAAAAAAAACCTACGTCGCAAAGCCGATGAGGAGCTATTAAAAGAAAGCCTTGCCAGCTTCGAGGCGCAAAAAAAACTCCTGATAAGCTACCTGCAAACCGTTACCGGTGAAGCCAAAGACAAGCTCATAGAAGATATTCAAAAGGTCGAAGAGCAAATGACAAAAGTAAAAGAGCAGTTGGACGGCTTAAAAACCAAAGAGGTAGATAAAGAAGCAGGCGGTGAGTTAGAAAAGGTAGATGTATTAGGTTTTACTGCCGCCGAATGGGATAATGTATTTGCCAACCTCGATAACGTGCACGCACGCTTCCGAGCAGTCGAAATGGGCATAGGGGCAATGAACAACGCTTTTAGCGCCTTTTCCCAATTGCAGGAAAACCTCAATGCCCGCGAGCTTTCCAAATACACTGCCAACCAACAAAAGAAAAAACAAGCCTTACTCGACCAACTCAACCAGGGATATATTTCACAAGCCCAATACCAAAGAGAGTTGCAACGCCTTGATGAGGAAGCCGAAGCCAAAAAGAAAGAACTCGCCCTCAAACAATTCAAAGCCCAAAAAGCCGCCAATATGCTCAATATCATAGCCAATACAGCTTTGGCGGTATCACGTGCTTATGTTGATGGAGGGGCAATAGGAGGTATAGCACTTGCTGCCATTGTAGGGGCGATAGGAGCCGCTCAGTTAGGTATCGTAGCAGCCCAACAGCCCCCCAGCTATGCAAAGGGAGGTTATACCAAGGGTTTGGGCTTCACCGACGAAACAGGCCACGAGGTAGCAGGGGTAGTGCACGGCAAAGAGTACGTAATCCCCGCAATGCTTCTGGCAGACCCGCAAGTCGCCCGTGTTACCGAGTGGATAGAAGCCAAACGCACCGGCAAGGCGCAAAACACCTATGCTACTGGCGGCAATGTATCAGCAGCAACAGAATCGTCCTACACGCCCGATAAGCCTGAAAATCAAAATACAACTTTCAGCAGTCAAAATTCAGAACTAAAAGCCGCCCTCACTCAGCTCACCGCCACCCTCGACCGCCTCGAGAAAAACGGCTTAGACGCCTACGTGATTGCCGATGCCAAAAACGGACGCGAAATGCAACGCGCCATTAAAGAATATGAGAACATCAGAGAAAAAAACAGACGATAATGGATATAACAATACCACAAACTTATGAAGAACTCAATGAGCAGCAACGAGGCGTGTTGTGTAGCATTCTATTAACCTCTTCCCCCTTCGGAGGGGGTGGGGGGAGGTTACCTTTGCGCATTATCAAAACATTGATTTCGCACCTACCTAATCGTACCCAACAGCAGTTATTGCAAGAAGTTCCATTCACTGCGTTATGGCAATACGCCGAGCCTTTCCTCACTACCGAAAAGCTATACCATTTTCCACCCCTCACTTCCCCCTTTGGAGGGGGCAAGGGGGAGGTTATCTCTCCTGCCCCTCGTTTAGCCAACCTTACTATCAAGCAGTTCTCCGTAGCCGATAGCCTCTATTATCGCCTGCGCCTTTCGCAGTACCAGGACGAGTTGCTGTTGCGCCAGCTAATGGCATCGCTCTACAACTTTGCCCACCAGCCTTTTGATGTGCTAAACCTCCCACAAGTAGCTGAGCATACCGATAAGACACCTATAACCACTGCCTACGAGGTAGCCTTTGCTTACACCTGTTGTAGGGAATACATCATCAGTAGGTTTCCCAAAGTGTTTTCCTCTCCCAGCTCCACCCAAAGAGGCGAAAACCCCGTATTTAGGAAAGAAGCAGTTTATATGCCCTTTTCAAAGATTATCAGCGTAATGGCAATGGACAAGCATCAGCCCTTAGGCAATTGGCACCAGTGCAATGCCACCCGCGTGTACGACTTCTTTGAAGTCCTCACCGAATCGATATTACAAGCAGAACAAAGGGCAAAATCATAATTATTAAAATTAACCCTTAAATTTGCAGGGGTAAAATATTATTTATATCTTTGCACTCCAAAAGAATAGCATTATGAGATTAATTAATATTTTTTTAGACACTATTAGTGGGAATACTCAAGGCTTAGTACGCACTTCCGAGAGTTATCTTGAAATATCCCAAGAGGTGTTTGATTTAGAAATTCCTACTAATGCTACTGACCGCGCAATGCTGTATAACGACCGCAATTTAGTTGCCAATGATTTAAAGAAAAGCCTTAAAAAATACAAAGAAGAATGGCAAAAAGACGAGAAAAACACGAAGTAGTAGAAAACCAACAAGGGCAAGGATATGTAGTAGAAAGAGCCTTTGATGATAGTCTTTTGCCTGAGGCTTCCGAAATTGAAAAACTCTATAAATTAGATAGTCATATTTTAGAGTTTTTGAAGGAAACCGCCGAAAAAGAACAAAATTTCAGACATCAAGCCTTTCAAAAAAAATTAGAAATAGCCGAAAAAGTAGAAAGAGGTAGCCGACAAATAAGTAAAATGGGCATTACTTTTTCGTTTATTATAGTGCTGGCTGGGATGGCTTTTTTAGTTTTTCTTTTTTTTATAGGACAAATAGTAGTGGGAACTGTCTTTGCTGGCGGTATTATTATCTCTATTGTAACAGCTTTCCTAAAAAAAGTAAAGGAGTAACCTCTATTTTTCAACACATTACAAAAATATTCAAAAAATAACCTGCAAAAAACTTGCAGGTTATTTTTTTTTGCGTACCTTTGCAGCGTTCACATAGGTGTTGGCCTAAAATCCAGCTATCATTATTTTTTTACAATATAATCCGTGAAGGGGTTGTATAGCCGTAATGCTATACAGCAATCTGCATCCAGCACTTGTGTGAACAGCCCCCACTCACGGATTTTTTATTTTTATATATTATGTTCACACAAGAAATTTTAACCACAGAAGAGCGCGAACGCCAAAAAGCAGCGCGTCGTCGCTTCCGCGAAATCGTTAAACAACGCTGGGAGGAAGAAACGCTTAAAAACCTCTCCAAAAAAGCACTCAAGAAAATCAGTAAAAATGGCAACCTCCCCCTAGCCCCCTCCAAAGGGGGAAACCCTCAGCCCGACCTTATGGTATTAGCCAAAGACGCGGGAGGCTCCTTACGCATACGTTTCAGAAAAGGCGTATGGTACTTGCACTTCACTTTCTTCGGCAAAAAGGTAGAGAGCGCTGCCGCTACCCTTACCGAAGCTATCAACGGTTTCATCATCAACAAACACCTAAACAAATAAAACTATGAAAGCAAGCAATAAAACTCCTCGCCCTTTAAGCCAAGAATTAGGCTTAAAACTATCAGATTGGACTCACTCTGTTACCTGTTATTTCAACGATTGGAAAGATAAGCAAGAAGAAATTTTTGATATTATCCGCACCACCGAAGACCCTACTATCATCAATAGTGCCGATGAAAAAGCAACCATACGCGATGTGCTTTCGTATATGCTTTCCCTCTCGTTTATCGTATTGCGCGAAAAAGAGCAGATAGACGAATTTTACGAGGATTACAACGGGTTTTAAGGGTGGCACAGGCAATTTTTTTTGCAAAAAAAACTTCTAAACCTGTCCCACGAAAAAAACAAAAGATAAAAGGCTAACACACAGTCTTTTATCTTTTTTATTGCCCTTTTGCCACCCCATAGTCCTCCCTTAGCTTCACTACTGCCAACATACAGCCACCATACAGGCAACCTACAGCCAATGCCCCTAAAACACCCCGCAAACCCTTACTACACAACGCTTCGCACCCCTTTTCACCTCTTAGCCACCAGTAGAAAACAGTCCTTTCACAAACCGAACAAACCTCCTACCTTTGCCTCGTCATTCGTTTCATATCATAGTTAGTTAGTGAAAGAAGGATAATTTTTCTCATAATGGTATATTTTTTTAGGCGTACCCTCATAACGGGTGCGCTTTTTTTGTCTAAACCACATACAAAAAAAATGAAAAAAAGTTGCTAAAATATTTGGCTATTAAAAATAATAGCATTATCTTTGCAGTGTATTAATAAAACAAACAGAACAATGAAGTATTCAGAATTAGAAAAGAAACTAAAAGAGATAGGTTGCTACTCTTTAGGAAAACAAGCAAACGGACACCCGCTATGGTTTAGCCCTATCACTCAAAAGCAATTTAAAACAAGCAATCACAAGAGTAAAGAAGTAGCTACAGGTACACTAAACAGAATCTTAAAAGCAGCGGGGCTTATTTAAAGCCCCGCTACAAAACAAAAAAATGTCAATAATTAACTATATATGAATAAAGCACCAAATAAAATCAAAGCCTTTATAGAGCGCGCTTCCGACGGCTCTTATAGCGTGTATATCGATTTAGACGACGATACACTCAACTACGACATCAATGGCGAGGGAGATACCGTTGCCGAAGCCCTTGAAGATTTTCGTATCACCTATCGCGATATGAAAGCCCTACACGAGCAGCAAGGCAAACCATTTGTAGAAGCAGAGTTTGAGTTTTTGTACGACTTACCTTCTTTCTTACAGTATTATTCTAAGCTATTCACTTATGCAGGGTTAGAACGCCTTACAGGGGTAAACCAAACCCAATTAAGTCAGTATGTACAAGGCTATCGCAAGCCCAGCAAGCAAACCTCACTCAAAATACAAAACAAAATTCATCATCTTTCACAAGAATTACAAAGCGTTCAGTTTGTTTAATTAATACAACTTATTCTTTTTCTGAATCGCTTTCACAGGGGCGCACTCATCACCGAGTGCGCCCCTTTTCTATTACCTCTCCCCTGAAACCTGCTCCCTGGCACCTGTACCCTGCCTCCACCATATATCACCCCATTTTTGTAAATTCAAATTGTAAAAATCACTAAGGCGGCAGGGGGTTTTTCTTCGTTCAATGAATACAAGCTGATAACCCCACCACTCATACCTGCTGACAATCAGCTACTTAATTTCTCTATAATGATAAAAAAGCCTGTCCTTTCTCAATATACCCCTACCTATTACCTTTGCCCAATAAATCCTAACTCCTATGGACAAAGTTTTTTTAAAGGACGTACTGGCTGAAATGAGAAAACTCGATGAGCGAAAGAAGCCCATACCTTTCACCATAACCGTACGCACCTACAATAGGCAAAACAGCTTTGGTGGCAAACTCTGTACTTACACCGGCGCAACCCTTATGCAGCAACCCCGCCAAAAGCAAGATTTTGAAAAGAACCCCAACCACTGGCAAAACAAAACCCGCAATATCAAACTCAGCGACGGCACCATAAAGAAAATTTGTATCCTCTTTATCGTCGCTTTCAACGGAAAAGAAGTAATTTATTAATAATTTAAAAATGAATAACACTACACGATTAGCTGATTGCGCTCAAATACTCATCGGCAAAAACATAGACAAGGCAAAAACCAACGAAAAAGAAGAAGGTTATCCAATTATAGTGGGAGCATCAGATATTCAGCAAGGGCGTATTTGTTGCAAACGCTATGTAGTGCCCGAAAATGTAAAAAATCCTGTTCTTGCCAAAAAAGGCGACATTATCATCAGTACAGTAGGTACATTAGGCAAAATAGGAGTGATGGATATTGAACAAGCTATCGTTTCTAAACACGTGGTGGCTATAAGACCTCATAAAACGGTTTGTATTCCTTATTTTGTCGCCCTATTATCAAGGCTTCTCTTAGATATGCCTGCACAAGAAGAAGAGGTTATCGGATTTTCTAAAAAAATGGATATGAATTTTTTAGAAAACCTTACTATTTTATTGCCTTCTTATGAAGAACAAGAACGAATTATTACAGAGGTTTCTAAGATGTTTATGAGTTACTTCTTAATGGAATTTGAAACTGCTAATTTTTTAACTACTGCTGATTTTTTAAACACCCTCAAAGAACGTTATGCTACGTGGAAAAAAGAAGAACGGCCTAAAGCTATAGCCCTCATTGAAAAATTATCTTCCTTACTTAGAGAGATAGAAGTCACTGAAGCTACTATTGAAGAACACGATAGAAAGTATAATAAAATAAAAAATCGTTATTTAAATTTATAATATGAAAATAGATAAAAACATCATCGCCCTATTAACAGAATGCCAAACTGAAGGTAATACCCTACGTATCACCCAACAACTCGACCGCAAAACCTATGCACAACTCAACAAAGTACTTACCACTATAGGAGGTAAGTGGAACTCTGCTAAAAAAGTGCATATTTTCCCCGAAGAGGTAGAAGATATTATAGAGCAGATTATCAACACAGGTGAATATACCTCTGAAAAACAAGCTTTCCAATTTTTCCCTACCCCTACAGCTTTAGCTGAAAAAATAGTTGCTTTAGCAAACATACAGCCCTCAGACTCCTGCCTCGAGCCCAGTGCAGGTACGGGCAACATCGCCCGCCTAATGCCTCATTGCGATTGTATAGAGCTAAATGAAAAAAATCGCCAAGTTCTACAAGCTCAAGGCTTACACCTTATCCACAACGACTTTTTGACTTTCGAGCCTCAAAAAGATTACGATGTAATAGTAATGAACCCTCCTTTTAATAAGGGACAAGACATTGCACACATCACCAAAGCCATACAAATTGCTAAACGTTGTGTAATAGCGATTGCTTCAGCATCAGTGCTTTTCAAAAATGATAACAAAACCAAAGCTTTTCGAGAGTTGGTAGCACAATACAAAGGCACTATTGAAGAGCTTCCTGCCAGCAGCTTCAAAGAAAGCGGTACAATGGTAAATACAGTACTTATCAAAATTAATAAGTAGTTTGCTATGAAACAATTAGACAAAGATTTATATATGCTTTCAGCCGCCAAAACGGCTGTTATTTTCGGCGATAAGCAAAGCCTTTCCACCCCTAAAACCCAAAAGGACTCAAGCGATACCGATAAGTTCGCCTCTTGGGGCGACAGCAACCTATACCCGCAAGAGTTCACTAAAAAACTCAACAAAACGGGCGCTGCTATTGGGGGCTTGGAGGTGCTCATCTCCGCTCACTATGGCTTGGGCTTCCGCCTTTATCAAGATGTAGAAACCGAAGAGGGCGTAACCACTCGCGAACGCCTCCGCTCGGCTTTCCCCGATATTGATAGCTTCTTCAAAACCTGTCGTTGGGACGTAACAATGGCAGAGATTATCGAAGATTTTGAAACCTACGGCATTGCCTTTGTCGAGTACCTGCTCGCACCCAATTTTGAGAAGATTGTATCTATAAAACGCCAGCAAGCCCCGCATTGTCGCTTGGGCGTACCCAACGAAAAAGGCTTTGTTGATAAAGTCTATATCAATACCACTTGGGGCGATACCCTCAACGAGAAACTAACCATAGAAGAGCCCTTTTTCTCCGATATTCACAATGTTGAAACGCTCAAAGCCTATTGCAAGGAAAAGAAAATCGACAAGTTCATCGTGCCCGTAATGCGCCCACTTACTACCGAGAAGAATTACCCCAAGGTAAAATGGCATAGTTCCTTCTACAACGGGTGGGTGGATGTAGTGCTTTCCGTGCCTGCGTTCAAAAAGTATATGTTCGAAAACCAGTTGAACCTCAAATATGTGATATACATCGCCGATGATTTCTTCCTTCACAAGTTTGGGCGCGAGGAATGGCAGGAAATGCCACAAGAAAAACGCGAAGCTGCCCGCCAAGAAACCATTAAGGCCATTGACGATCATATGAGCGGCAACAAAGCAGCAGGGCGTTCGTTCGTCTCGCCTTTCTTCCGCGATAGCAACAACAATCTTATCAAAGGTATCGAGGTAATCCCTATTGACGACAAGATTAAGGACGGCAATTTCTTGCCCGATGCCAGTGCCGGCAATTCCGAAATACTCTTCCCTATGGGGGTAGACCCTTGTCTGCTCGGGGCAGGCATACCAGGGGGCAAAAACCTCAGTGGTAGTGGTAGCGACAAGCGCGAGGCGTACACCATTCTTTCCACCCGTATGCCTGTAAAGAGATTGCGCACCCTCGAAGTGTTCGAGCGTATCCGCGATTGGAACAACTGGGACAGCACCCTATATGGCAATTTTCCGAATATCAACCTCACTACCCTCGATAAGAACCCTAACGGACAACAAACCATAGTAAATTAATTATGTATCTCCAATTAAAGAAATATTTTAGTGATTTAGCAGACCAAAATATCCATATCAAGGATAAAGTGGGCTATTTCTCTCGCGAGATTGCCGAAAAAGAACGCTCTTTTAATGGCATAGCCTCACCATTTTTGGCAATTTACGATTATGAATTAGGCTTAGACGGAGGCGAACTAAACACTATGGGCAGGCGCAAAATCACCTTTTCAATCATCTATGCCAACGCCCCTCACGACAATTTCGAGGCGCAACAAGAGCTTATAAGTAAGGCAGAAGCCATTGCGTTACAGTGTTTAGCGCGCATTCGTTGGGATAATCATCAAAAAGGGCATTTCCTCTTCAATTCCTTTGAAAAAGATTTAACCAAAATCTACCCAGTGGAGGACCCTCAAGCACACTTTTTTGGTGTAGATGTAGAAGTACATTTTAAAACCCCCACACCATTAGAAGTTAAACAAGAAGATTGGACAGTACCCGTAGGCTGTAAATAATTATGAATGAAGAAGAAATAGGCTATAAGGCAGCAGCAATGCTACAAAGTGCCCTCAGAAACGAGACCAGCAGATTTAGTAGGCATATTCGCAACAAAGAAGAAAGCCTACAAAACACACAAGCAGTTCCTCGTTTTCGTACCTCTGAACGCATAGAGGGCTACAAGCAGCAGTACCTAAAAGGCATAGCCATCAAAATGCATCGACACGGCTTTGTGCTGCATTATGGTATCGAGAGCGGTAGGCTGCGCAAATCGCACGAACGTACACGCCATAAGCCGAGAGAAACGAAGTACCGCGTAGAAGCACACCTATATCGCAAGGGACAAAAAGAACAGCCTTTTATCGACAAAGTGGTTAATGATAGCCAAGTATTAGACTACCTTGCCACCGCTATTAGCCAGGCACGTGGCGAGGAAATAGTAACCTACTTAGCGCGAGGCTTGGAGAATAAGAGCTGAGTAATCAGCAGGCAGCTCAGCATCAATGTCGCGCAAATACTTATCGAGGGCAGTAAAGGTAGTATGCCCAGTGATAAGCATTAGCTGGCTCTTAGTTTCGTGAGGGGTAAGCGTTTTGCGCAACTCACGATATAGCTTGGTAATAAAGGTATGCCTAAATGAGTAGATGCCATATTCGCTACCCATATTGAAGACTTCTTTTACTTTCTTAAATCGTTTACTCCAATAATCACGCTTGTTTACCTCTGAAGTTTCCCAGCTTCCTACGCCTTGGGGTGCAAATAGATAATAATCAGGATTTGCCCCTTTAAGGTGAGCTATTTCCTTAAAGAGGAGTTCAGGAATGATTTTAGTTTTTTGTAGTTGGTTTTTAGCATCTACTACCAGCTGGCGCTCCTCAAAATTAATATCTTTTACACGCAAACGGCATACCTCGATAGGGCGTAGGAAGTTATAACTTACAAATTTAATCATCAGCAGCAGCTGCTTGTCGTGAGTTTCAAGGTATTTAAATAACTCTTCTTCTTGCGCTTGGGTATAGGTTTTATTGCGTTCGGGCTTAGCTTTTAGCACAGGTATTTTGCTCACAAAATTATCAGTGATGTATTCGTTTTCTTCCAAGAAGGTGAATAATATAGAAAGGCTTGCCCGAAAGTTATTGCGGTTTTTGGGGCTGGTACGTTGCAATACACTATTGAGGAAGTTAAGGACTGTCCGTTTAGTAATCACAGAGAAGACGCGTCCTTTAAAGCCATTTTCATACAGCCATTTTTGGAAGTTCAGCAGTCGGTACTTATGGTCTTTAAAAGAAGTTTCTTTCATTGTAGCCTGAGCGTTTTCCAAACCTAATTCAAGGGCTTTTTCTATGTTTATTACCTTCTCTTCGGTATATCCTTCTTCATACGGGCTGTACCCATTTTTTAGCACATCTTCTACCATATCGCGCAGTTGTTTAGCAGCAGCACGGCGAACAGAAGCATCTTGATGTCGGTTCATACCATAGTAGAGTGGAGCTTGTCGTTCCATTTTATTTGTCTTAGGATTTAGGTATGAGAAGTACACGTACCAACGCTTTGTAATATCTCCTTTAGCATCGTAAATTCTGGGTTTAGTAAAGAGACCTTTGTTTTTCATAGCGTATTCGTTTCCGTATTCGTTAGCGTATTCGTTTTTCAATTTCTTACTAAATTCAGACATAAAAAAAGAGTGATTTATGCATATAAACCACTCT